GATGAGATAAGGTCACCTGTGTCTGCGTCTATCTCATCATAGGTGTAAGATACTCTGTCACCACCATTCACATTGAGAACAATGAATGATGCAAGCTGTTTAATAGTTGCCATATAAGATACTCTCCTGTTCTGTTATGTAGTCATCTAATAACTCAAACCCATCAGTTATAACGTATTCTTCTTCATCTTGTGGCTGTTCAAGCCTAATCAGTTCGTAATCCCTTTGCTTGGCTTTCAGTTCCCATGCCACTTTCATGTTAGGTGTTCCTTGTATCACAAAGTATGTAGGGTTCTTTTCTGCTATGAAGCAATCACCCTCACCCTCTTTTTGTAAGAACACTTGGTATTCAACCTTGGTCGCGATTGTTTCTGTGAAGATGTCATCAAGGTCTACATAACAGTAACCATCTTCATCTATCACAGCTTCACCTATGTCTCCGAACAATGGTGTAGGTGTTTCATAGCAATACAAAAGTCTGTCATTGTAATTTGGCGTTGCGACTTCTCTTGACTTGGTAGAAGTTGCGGTCATTGTGCCTACGATCCTAACATTTTGTCCAAAGTAGTTTGGCGCACCATATGAACCATTACCGCCAAGACCTGCATACCTGTAGCCAATCGTGCCACCTGCGCCTGTCAATAATGCAAACGGCTTGTAGCATCCAATGCCTGTCAGCGGATTGTATGAACTATCATATGAAGCACCATACCTGCCAAGAAGTGTTGAATCATAGTATGTGAACAGTTCACCTTGCTTTATCTCTGTAATAAGATTGTGCTTTGCGCTGTTGATGGTTGTATTGCACACAGATCTCAAGTTGTTTGGTGCTATTGACATTGTGTATGTGTCACCACCAGAAGTTGCTTCTGCGGATAACTGTGTGTTTTCGATTGTCCAACCGGCTATAAGACCGCTGACCGCTCTTAAAAAACCACTATCATTTACAGAGAAATTACCGCCAAGGTTTATAGCACCCTTGGTCATGTTCAACAGACCTGTAGCCATATCCCAAGTAGTGTTGCCGTTTACATCGGATATGATACCTGCCTTGATGAAATCTGCTACAAATGTTCCATCAATTGTCCATGCGGTTGAGTATGTGCCATTGTAACCATTAGCAGAATAGCCTATACCCTCTTTATTCCATCTCCAGACATTCTGTGCGGTTTCAATGTCTGGTGTATCCATCACAAGGATCTCTTCTGGCTGTCCATCCGCATTCGGTTTGAGTACAACATAGCCACCCTTGTTGCCGGTGAACAATGCCACAGAATCAGCAAAGCCATTGCGCTCATACAGGTTGACTTCCCTTGTGAGGTTAGGGTCACCCACTTCTACTGTAGGTGTTGTTCTCAAGCTTTTCAGTTTGGATTTAAGCAGGTTTCTTGTCACAACAGGCTGATTGTATAGACCTGCAAATGAGACTTGTATAGGGTCTAAATTTGCGTCTGTGATAGCTACCAAATTGTGGTCTGTGAGGTCATATAGCTGTGGTCTGATGAACCTGCACAGGATAGTTGACGCATACCCTATGATGTTCATGTCTGCCGTGTAGGTGTATCCTCTGCCTAACAGCCTTTCACCATTCTCACTTCTCAATATCCACTTGAACCATGATGGGTCATAGTCTGTCTTGACATCCTTTCTGCCATTCAGAAGTCTTGCAGTAAGATGTGCCTGTGCCAAGACCACATCACTATCAACCTCAAGAGTGAACATATTGTCCACAGTATCAGTTATTATCTGCATCTGCGATTGAATAACCTTGTCTGTGGCTCTTGCATTAGCCAAGTCAGATGCAAGCTGTGCCACCCTTGCGGAGATACCGCCACTTCTTAACAGATACTCACCTATGGTTGCGGTCTGTGTGTCTTCAGCTTCACAAGTCTCTATCCTTAAGAGTCTTGCTTCAAGGTACAATTCACCATCTTCATCAATGATGTTTACCCTGTCACCAATTTGGATGTCTTCTGGCAATTTCTCAAAGTCTACTTCATAGTTGACTTCTACCTGTGAATGTCTCTGAAGATATGCCCTTGCTTGACCTGCTAACACAGCTTTGTCTGTGGTATCAAATTGGAATGAACCAACCCACAATCCATCTGGATCTATAGCGGATGACCATTTAGCCATTGCGCTTATGTTCCTCATCTGCCCTGTGGCTGTGTCTACTCTGTACACCTCACCTGTTGATGGGTCTGTGTATGAATAGTTGTAACCAACCAAGGTTATAGGGTTGTCTTGACCCTCTGGTGTACCGCCTGTTACCGCCAAAGCTGTGACAAGATCAGCTATAGACTTCTTCCAATAAATCTTCTTAAGGTCAAAGTTCAGCCGTAGCTGTGGGATAGCTTCTTGGTTGCCACGCTTCTCTATTACATTCACAACCCTGTCAGTAATCTGTAGCCGGTCAATGACAAATGAGTAGTACAGTTCACAACCCCACAGATTTGCTACTGAAAGAAGCCTTTCTGTGCAGGTTGATTCACCATCCCATGTGTTGGTGCGTGAGGTTGTCGGTACATCCATCAGATTGAGTGACCAATCATTAGGCAGAAAATAATTCATCATCTGCCCTATAGTGCCGGTCAGAGTAACCGCAGGACATAAGGTGTTCAAGAGGTCTAAACCTGCGTCCTCTGCATAGATGGAATATTCCTGTGTGGATGTATCGCACTCCACTTCTATGATTTGGTACACAGAATCGTAGGCATTGTCATCATCACCCCTTGCGGATTGCTTGAGGATGTAGTTGCCCTCTGCCACCATCGGTTCAAGATCCGCTCTGTCATCCTGTGTATAAGGCAAGACACAGGAGAATGTATTAACTCCTGTGTCTATTTCCTCTACTGTAAGGTCATCTCTTATTCTGAACCCATCTGGTAATTGTGTGCTTGCGTTGCCAAGGATGTTCAAATCCCTGTCGGCAAAATATATCATCATATGAATACCTCATTGTACTCAATCTCTATCTCTGGCTTGTATGTTGGGTTGACCCATTCAGACCATGTTGCTCTTATTACATTAGAACCACTTGTCAGCATGAAAGATTCCCAATCATTACCAAGCGCACCATATTGTGGTTCAAGGTGACCGCCAATAGAACCATCTCTATAGATGTTCACAGTTGCTTCATTGCAATCCGCTTCTACTATGTCACCTGCTGTGAATACGTTAGGCTGTTCTGCAAATGGCACACCTGCTTCTCTTCTGAACAGAAGCGAGTGGATCATGTTGGTATGCATTGCAGTTCCGTATGTACCCATGAACACAGATGCATCATGAGCAATCACCTGCTCTACATCTGGCACATTGAATGTCCTTAATGGCAGGTTGCCCACTTGGATGTAGACATATGAACCCTCTTTTTCTATGGAAGAATTCAGATTGCTCTGTGTGTAGTGCCAATTAGAAAATACTGTGCGTGTTCTTGCCACCCACACTATTCTTGATTTGGTCACATACTTCTTCTTCTTTTTCTTCCTCTTGGTCTTTACCTGCACTCTGTAGGTTTGCTTAACAGGGTCATAATATGTCTGCTGAACATAGACAGGTGTGCGGTTGCAGTATCCAAAGTGGTTGTTATAGTAGGATAAATCAATCTGATCCGTACCGACCTGCACCCCATTGACTATGTATCTGACTATGCCGGTTGTGCCGTTTGCAGATTTGTCAATGACGAAACCTGCCACCATCACCCCTGTGTCATGATTGTATGCGCCACACTCGAACACACCTGTTTGATTAGCACTTGATACGCACAGCCTGTGTACCATGTCCATAGTGAAGTTCACAGCACCTGCGGTATTCTGCCAAAGGATTGCACCATGCAGACCTGTGCCACTTCCATATGTTGGTTTGGCATAACTCTGTGTCTGTCCTCTGCCACCATTCCAATAGGTATCTGTGGTGTTGGATGTTGATACAGAACCTGTGACAGTACCTTTGTAAGTATGACCGCCTGTGCGTGTCCAATCGGATACGTTCACAAACTCCTTGTTGATAAGGGTTTCTGCTTGCGTATACTCATCAAGGTCAAGCACTTCTGGGTTGCCAAGTTGGATTATATTTTCCTCTTGATCTACGAATGCGACAAAGCCACAATCACCATCCTCACTTGAAGAACCACCGCTTAACGCACCTGCGAATTTTGCCCTTAATACAGGTCTTGCAGGTCTTGAGCCTTTGTAATCAATCGTGAATGTTGCTGTGGTGTCTGTTACTGTCGCATCATCCATTGTCAGCTTGATAGGCTCTACACTTCTCTTGAATGGATAAGCGCAGTAGATATGCCACTCACCTTTTACAGAGTCTTGACCTGCTTCTACTTCTGCATCCATGATTGGATAACCGCTGAAGAATTTATCTGTCTCATCATTAAAGATGAAGTCAGCTTCTTCTATTGCCAAAAGGTTGTTGAGGTTGTTGAATCTCTGTCTGAAGTCTTGCGGATTTTCCCCTATAAGCTGAAACCCTACTGTGATGGTTCTTGCAGGATACCTCTTGTTTTTGAATTTCTCACCATCTGCTGTGCCTACCGAATATGTATTCAGTTCTGCGCCAAGTGATTCTCTGCCCTTTGTGTATAGGGTTCTGTAACCATCAAGTACATTTTCGATGTACTGACCATTGATCGAAACCGCTTCTGTAGGCAGAGGATTGGTTATCACAGTATGGTCTGTTGTATCTCTGAAACTATACATTTATCTCACACCTCTCAATCTGCTCTGCCTTGTGTCTCTCTGATTAATAGCAGATGACATATCACCGGCTGTGGCTCTTGCAAACTCACGCCCATTTACATACAGAGGTACGCTTATCTCATAGGATGCAGTTGTGCCGTATTCGTATGCCATGTCTGCCATGCCCATGCTTGTCATTGATGGGATGGATACAAGATCCAATGAAGCAAGTTCTACCGCCTTGGTCATTGATTCGATACCAAGTGCAAATCCCTCACCTGTCCATTCACCAAGCTGTCTGAATACTCTTGATGGTGAACCGATGCCAAGCACTTTTTTGACCGCTTTAGGGAGTCTGCTTGCCATAGCTTTGACTTTAGCTATAACAGAGTTGAATTTGGCACTAATACCATTCCACAGACCCTGTATCATGTCTCTGCCGATACCTGCAAGATTTCCTACACCGCTCTTGATCTTCTGCGGTATCTGTCTTGCCTTTGACGCAACCGCTCTTGGTATAGATGCAAAACCGCTTGTGATACCTCTTAACAGAGCAACCATAAGATTGACACCTGCTGTGAGTATCTGCGGTAATGCTTTGACAAATGCCATTATTATCTTACCTGCGATTGACACAGCTTTGTTGGCAAGGTTGCCCTGTCCAGATGTAAGACCTTGTATGAGGTTGGTTATTGCGTTCAGACCTGTGACAATGAGTTGTGGCAGGTTCTGACCGATTGCAGATACCAAGTCAAGCAGAAGACTTACACCCTTATTGATGAGTGATGGGAGTGCGTTGCCAAGACCTGTGACGATAGCACCAACCATTTTCATACCACTTGATACAAACTGTGGCGTACCCTCACTTACTTTGTTCATGAGGTTCTGGATAGCAACAGACATTGCCATTAGGATCTGTGGTGCGCTCTGTGCCAGACCATCCATGAGGTTGGACATTATCTCCATACCTGCTGTGATAAAGTCACCTGTATGTGAAGATACAGAGTATATAAGGCTCTTCATGCCATCCTCAAAGGACAGGTCACCATTGAGCATATCTGTTATAGTGCCACCAAGCTTATCAAAGGCAGGTACTATGCCCTGTATCACACCTGCTATGCCACCAACCTTGCCCATGAGATTGTCGATGCCACCCATGATGTTGGCAAGGTTTCTCTGTACAGATGCTTTCACATTGGTAATTGACATCTGTATACCTGCACCGGCATTCTTGGCTTGCTCTGCCCAAGATGCGAACCCATCACCACCTTGTGTGGTCAGTTCTATCATCTTGTCATTGACTTCATCAATGGTGACAGAACCATTCTTCATGGCTTCATAGAGGTCATTCTGTGTCTTACCTGCGCCTAACGTAGCTTCTGCAAGCTGATTCATCTGTGCAGGTGCTGTCTGTACTAACGCTCTCCAATCCTGTAGGTCTGGCTTACCTTTAGCCATAGCCTGTACCCATTGGTTGATTGCGCTCGATGCCTGTTCTGCTGACGCACCACCGGCTGTCATGGCATTATTGAGTGCCAATGTCAGCTTGGTTGCTTTGTCAAGGTCACCTACTACCGCTACAATGCCTTTGGTCTGATTGGCTACCGCATCAAGTGTGGTTGGAAGATGTTGGATGCCATCACCAAGTGCTTCTATTGATGCCTTTGATTCTTTGGCACTATAGCCAAGTGTCTGCATGACTTTTGGGAATTGGTTGAGGGTGTCAAACCTCTTCACCGCTCCATCTACGGATGATCCAATAAGGTTGAAGACGCTATTGACCGCCTTTTGCCCTATTGCCATCCATGCACCAAAGCCAAGACCTTTTGACAGCTTTGACCCAAAGGAGTCAGCCTTGCCCATCACCTTGTCAAAGGTTGATGACATATTCTGGTCTTTAGCCGTTAATATTGCTTCTATCGTGTGTGCTGACATTTCCTGTTAGCCTTTCTTGTAAATCTTTATATCTCTGCTTGAGGTCATTGATCGTAGTTTCACCCTTAAGCTTCTTCAGTTCTTTTGCATAATCAAAGAATGATTCAAAGGTAGGATAGACAGGTTTAAGGTTCTTGCCTACTTTCTTCTTGGCACTTGCCACGAATGTAAGCCATGCATTTAACGCAATGTCTTTCTGCTTGTCTACCTGCTTGTACTTCTCTGCTTCACACAGCATTGAATATTCTTTGATTGTCAGCCGGTCAACCTCATCCAGAGATTTAAAGCCGAAATATCTAAAACAGTTCAATGCCACCTCATCATACAGGTCTTCAAAGCTTACTTCTTTTCCATCTCTGTTAGGCTCTGAAGTTCCTTGTATATCATCTTGGTAGCATTGGCTCTGGCGAAAAAATCAACCACCTGCTTGAAGAGTGCTTCAATGTCTGTAGTTTCATCCTCTATGTATGTCTCAAGTTCTTTCATTGTCAGCCTTGGATTCTCACCCTTGTTAGCTGTCATCAGTACATCACATAAAGCTTCTACATCATCACTCATGACCTGCGCCATGAGATACTTTGCACCTACGTTCACAGAGTAGTTGGAATTAGGCACTTTCTCTGTTGCTCTTGAATTGATTGCCTTAAGGAAACCCATGCCAAAGTTAAAGGCATACATTGTTCCGTTCATCTCAATCTCAAATTTCATGCTGTCCTCTCTTTCTGCAAAAATAAGGGGAGAAGCCTAAACCTCTCCCCATCTGCATTATGCTGTCTTTGGTGTGTCTACAAAGATATACTGTCCATCATCCTGCTGTGAGGTTGGTACAGTTACATCACCCTCTGCACCCTTGCCGTTGATGCCGAATGTCATTGAGACTTCAACATTTCCATCAGCAGGTGAGGATGCCGTAAACTCTGTAATATAAGCTTGATAATATGTACCCTCAAACTTGTTGCCGGTCTTTGGCTTGTCAAGGTTGACTTCCCAGACATCAAGCAGAGATCCATTCAGAATTGCGCTCTTCAGCTTTGGAATCAT